AGCAGCGAGATGTTAGTGCCGTATTGGACGGCATAAACTGATGCAATATTGTCGGCCATGATAGCCCTCCAAAAAAACTAAATATGTAGTGTTTCTCGGATGGCTTGTCCGTTGCCGGGGCCAGAATCCTTGTGAGATACGCTCTCACCAGTCGGCTGTCTATCCAGCAGTCTGCGGGGGCCTTACGGCTTAACCCATCCTATAAAAAAGGCCCGAGATTTCTCCCGGGCCAATTTCTATACAGGAGAATATGCAAAACAAACCCCGACTAATCTCGGAGGCATAAGCATACTATCGCGCGCGTATCACATTCGCAACTACTCTGTAAACAGTTCGGGGTTAGCCATACGCTGCAATCGCATCATCTCCTCAATTGCCCCCTGACGAACTCTCTCGTCACGGTTCATATAGCGACCCATGAACTCCTGATCAGCGAACATTCCAGCGATCTTGTTCTTCGCTGCCTGCGGGGTAAGCGCGCCGCCGGTCGGAGCTTCCGATCCGACGAACGTGCCTTCAGCGAACGACGAGCCGATAGCATGGAACAGCTTGAGCATCGGGCCGGTGCCGATCGCCTGCTCTAGCCGCTCGAGACCGTCAGCGTCGAGACCAGCGTCCACGCCAAACTTGCCAACAGCGCGCTTGGCGAGCTCGATGTTCTGGTCAGCCGCGGCACCCCATTCCCGGCGCAGCGACGAGAACTCCTCCTCTGACTTGCTCAGGAATGACTCGCGCTCCATTTCTATCCGCTGTGCGGATGTTTGATTCCACCATTCGGCGAGCCCCTTGGCCTGCTTGTTGGTAAGCCCCAGATCATGCAGCACCGGAGCAACCGCCTGAGCGAACGAGCCATCATCCCCTTCCGGTACTGGCAGTTCGTACTTATCCGCGCTCTCTGGCCGTCCTAGGCGGTTATAGACGGCACTCCAGCCCTCGGCATCGTCATCTGACTTGGGGGCGAGAATGGTGCGTCCGGCCTTGTCAGCGCCGAACACCTTCTCGAGATTCTGGTACGAGAGCAGGGCATCAGCCGGCCCCTTCCATCCTTTGGCCTTGACCAGTTCGCCAAGCTGGCTTGCCGTTCCTTGGTCGATCCCTTCCGGCGCATACCACGCGGGAGCCGCTGCCGGAGCAGTCGGGTTGCCTGCTTCCGCAGACCCTTGATCGTCACTCATCGATGAATTCCTCTTGCAGATTGGTCAAGGTCTTTTCGTCCAGTTGCAGCGCCTCGACAATAAGCTGCACCGTTTCTTGGCGACCGACCATGCGGCCAACCTCAAACATATCCGTCGCTCCGGCCTTATCGACCGCGACAGGGGGTTTCCCGTAACGGGAGAATCGCTTCAGATGGGCGAGGATGATCTGCCCGTCTTGCGATAGCTGGTTCGTCTTACCATCGATCAGGGCTCGCTTGTAGGCACGAGACCGGAACAGCACCCGAGAGACTCGAGCGCGCATCACAGCAACCATGCTGGGCATCAGCGATTCCTCAACCAAGTTAGGTATTCAGCGCCTTCCTCTGGCTCCCAGAAAATTTTGATCATGTCTGGATGGGTAGGAGGCAGTAGCGGGTTGATCGTCGTCAGCGCGCAGGGCGAGAGCGCGTTATCGCGGAAGCCTTTCTCTTTCGCGAATCGATCGTACACCTTATAGCTCGCCACCTTCAGCAGGTGCATCGTGATCCCGTTAATCGGATCTTTCAGCACCGAGTAGGCGCTCTCGTGTTTATGGCCGGCGACGTAGATGTGATCTCGAGTGCCGAGCATGGCGGCTTTCATCGGCCCGTGGGCTGGATTCCACACCGACGAACCGCTGTGGTCGTGGCGAGCATTCACACGAACCTCTGCGCCATTCGGAAACTTCAAGGCAATGCGAGCCTCGCTGGACTTGTAGTTTGAGCTTTGCTGCTTTGCGATCCACTTGAGCGGATCTCCTGCTCCAGACCATGCGTCGTGATTGCCGGCAAGCATATAGAGCCAGCGACAACGATCGACGAACCACTCGGCCAGCTTCCACGCTTGCGCAGCAGATGTCGCCTGTTCGCCGTAAAGCCTTGCTAAACGTCCGACCCAGTTGTTCGTAGTGTCGCCGACGTTGCAGGCGAAAAGTCCCTCAACCTTACGGCAGAGCTCGGTGTGACGCTCGAGCGCCTCGATGTCGGTGCCGTCGTCGTCAACGTGCGGATCGCCAAAATGCAGCAGGCCAATCGGCCCTGCAATCTTAATGCGAATCGGGATCAGCTTGCTGGCTTCCTCGTGCTCGCGCTTGTGCTGGAACTTGCGCTTGCGCTGCTCGATAAGTTCTTCGATGGATACGTCGTCGTCCGGTACCGGAGTGAACTCAAATGCTTCCTCGTTCGGAATCTGCCTGCCCGGCTGATAAGTTGACCTTGGTATTTCGTACCCGCTCTTTTCCATCCGAGCCAAACGCTTGAGCATCGTTCGGGTATTCAGCCCGAGCTCGTTGGCTGCATTAGCGCGAACGCCTTTGTGTCTGCGCAATGCCTCAATGATCTGATCATCAGTCGCCTTCGGGGCTACCACAGCATCACCTCTTTCTAGTTACTTTGATGCCGAGTTCCTTTCGGCGTTCCTCGGTACGCTCATCATCGCGCACCGCTGTCCACTCTAAATGCCCATCCACCAGCCTGTACTGTTCCTTGTGAGTCAAGGCGCAATCGCAGCATTCGGTGAAGGTATAGCCTTTGACTCGATACCAAACCCCGTCATACATCTGGATTACGGGGATAGATACATCCTTGCTTCGTCCTGCCTTCGACTTACTAGACCGGGCAGAACCTTTCCTGCGGCTTTTGTCCATTTCATGAACTCCGATGCAGCGCCCCAATAATCGCCGCGATTGTGTTTCATGCGCAGCGTCGATCGCTGCAAGTTTCCCAACCCTACGTTAAAAGCAAAGGAAACCAAGGCGTCGAACTGCCCTTGACGAGAAGGATCAACAGAGCAATATCGGGCCACGCCTGACTCAAACCGCTTAAGGTCTTGAGCAAGGAGAGCGTCCACTTCGTCAATGTCCCAGACACGGTTATCCTCGGGCTTTAGTGGATAGTCCCGGCGCAGAGGGAAATTGCCATTATCGGCGGTTCGCACCACCGGCAAACGAGCCTGCTCGGGATAGAGCATATGGCCGACGCCCACCGTCCAAAGCTTGGCTGGGCATAAATACGGTCGCAGGCGCACACCTTCGTGTTTCTTAATCGATGCGAGCGCCTGCTCGCTTGTGTTCATCTTTTGCTAAATGCCTGTGTCCCGAACCAAAAAGCAATGATGCTGGACAGAATCAACATTTCATCTTCGCCAAAGACGTTATCCATAGCCACGGCAAAAGGGATGCCGGTGCTATATGCGTACCATACACCAGTTGCATTCAAAACAACAAGTTCCAGCACAAAGATATAAGTCACCACAGGTCTGACAGAGGCCCGTAGATTGATGATCCATTGGCTGGCGCCCTTGCCGATTGCCTCGTCATGCTTGTATAGCGCGACTCGCTCCTGCGCGTAGGTCTCGGCTAAAACCTGCTCGGTCTTGATCTCTTCGATGCGCTCCTGCGAGGCAAACCCCTTGGCGGCTAACTCGAGCTCGCGCTCCTTCTGCATACGCAGAATTGCCAATTCGTGAGACTTGTCCTGCCGGTCTTGGAAGAACTCAAGGATTTTCGGGAGACCGCCAGCGAGAAACGATAGGAACGTCGAAAGCATAGTCATCATGGCGGCAGCCTCACTTTTTGTTGATCAGATCAAATAGGGTCTTGATCTTATCCTCGAGCACGGCAACTCGGAGATCCAGCTTTGACAGGACAATGATCAGCGTAATGAGCGCGAGAATCACCGGCCATGCACGGGTGAAGATCTCGAACAGCTCCATGTCACTTGTCCGCTTTGGTTGTGTTTAGCTGGTTGATCAGATTGAAAATGTCATCCAGCGTCCGGCGAATGTGGTGGATGTCGTCCCGGTAATCCGCTTTGGTAACGTAAACGTGAGGCATATTGCGCACATCCCGATCAAGCTGATTAATCGAGCGGCTGATGTTGTTCAGAATCCAGCCTCCCAAGAAACCGGACACGCCGACCAAAACATTGAAAAGCATCTGCGCATCCATCATCAGACTCCCGGGATTGCTCTACGCGGGGCCGATGCCGCGATCTGTTCGGCCTTTGCAAATCTTTCAGCAGCCTGCCCGGCGATCGGAGCGGCAGCCAGCAGGGCTTGCGTCTGCTCGGCTTGAGCCTCGGCGGCATCCATCTGCTCGAGCTCATCATCGGTGCGCAGCGCCTTGGCCGGAACACCGTTGGCCTCGGCAATAAGCTTGATGGCCTCGTCAGCATTGATTCGACGCAGCACCGACATATCACCAGAGACCTGCGCGACAGGCAGCATGGCCTCAATCGTGCGCAGGATTCCCGCGGCTTCTTCGGTTTTCATCAACCGAGCCAGCGGCCCTTGATACTTTGGCAGGATCTCGCCGCCAGAGGCAAGGTATTCCATCAGCATCGGAGGCGGTTCCGGCAGGGCAAAGCTAGCCGAGAGCAAGTCGAGCTCGCGGTCGATGATCGGCCCCAAGAACTCTGACTGCTGGCGACCCATCGTCGGGCCGAGCAGCGCGCCCTTCTCCTGCGCTCGCTGGAGCACTTCGGTCGCCGTCATCGTGCGCGGAGATTCAACCAGAATCTGGAACAGCGTCACCAAGAACGAGTCGTTCACAGCGCGACGCTTCTGGTCAGCCATCTCAATGCCAATCGGCAAGTTGCCGCCAGTCATTAGAGGCTGCACGAGCGGCGTACCGTCGTCTCGCAGGTATCCGTAGTTCAATGCGTTAGGGCGCACGGAGAAGGCGTTCAACGCCCCCTCCTCCGTTAGGATGAGCGGAGGATCGACCATGCGGTGCGCCATACGGAGCATGGTCTTTTCCATCTCTTGGAGGCTCTTGATGTCGGCCAGAGCTTCCATCGCTGGCGACCGCCCATAAATCTCACGCGGCCCGGTAACGTACCGGCCAACGGCATACGGCATCACCCGATAACCGCTGTCCTCGAGCAGCACCTGCCCCTCGCGCGATACATATCGAGATACATATCGCATCCCGTCAGCACCGGCCATGCCTTCCTTGTAATCGTAGTTCGGGCGAACGCAATGCACGAACTCGAACATCGTGTTCGGCGCAGTCTTGGCCTGCCCTACGATTCCGCGCGGCAGCTTGTCAGCCCAGCCCGGGATCTGCATCGCCTGCCGAGCAGACAACTGGAATGAGCGATAAACGGTGTCGACACGGCCTGTGTGGTCGAGGTCGATCACGAGCTCCGAAAGCGCCACAGCGCGATATCGCAGCGTGACCCCCGGGATTTCATCGATGAACAGCGCAGACGTACCGAATGCGCCGAGGCTCATGTAGCACTCAAAAGCCTGCGAGGCGAAGTTAGCGGTCGGAGCGTACCGTTGCCGGAACATCACATCCCGCACCGAATCGCACCATCGCTGCACCGCCACATCGTCATCGAGCTCGGGAACGCCAGTACGCAACCCGTGCCACATCTGAGTAGCAGGCGTCAGCATCGAATCCATCGCGGCAGCAAATCGCGGCAGCGCACGTTGCGCAGTCGAGTCGAATATCTTCTCAGATCGCTTCTCGCCCGGTGTACGCCAGCCCGTCATCTCGGCCATCGTCGGCCATACGCGCTCGGCTACTTCCTGCCAATGGTTTTCCCATGTGCCACGAGCGCCTTTGAGGCGGTCATAGCCTTCCAATACTTCTGCGGCTCTACTGTCTGCCATGTGCCAACCTCAATGTTAGAACGTGATCGAGCCGCTGCCCGTCCATTTGTAAATACGATAACCGCCGGAGACGGTTATTGTCGGTGATCCGGTCGTTGCCGTGGCTGCTGCATAAGCGTCGGAATAGCGAATGATGACGATGCCGGAGCCGCCGGCCTTACCAGCCTGAACTCCGCTAGTAGATCTTTTGCCGCCGCCACCACCGCCGCCACCCGTGTTAGCCGTTCCCGCGATTGCATCGCCGGCAGAAGATCCACCATTGCCACCGCCGCCATCACCTCCAATTCTTGCCGACGCCCTTGTAGTTCCCCCTGCGCCACCACCAGCATATGTTACAGATGAGCCTGAAATACTAGACGCCGTTCCATCGCCCCCGTATCCATTGGCGTCCGTATTGCCAGCCTCATTCGCACCACCGCCACCGCCAGCGTCATAAGTTGATCCATCAACAAGGCCAGACCCTATACAGGCTCCACCGCTATTGCCTTGTCCAGACGTCCCCGCGCCACCACTACCAAGATATACCTCGCTGCCTACCCAATACAGCAATGCGCCGCCACCGCCGCCCGAACCGCCTGATCCGGCCGGGGTATTGCTAGTTTGGCCTTTCCCACCACCAGTTGAAGTAATTGATGAAAATACGGAATTACTTCCATCCACCCCGGCGTTGCCAGCAGAAGCGCCGCCTGCGCCACCAGCGCCAACAGTTACAGTAATTGCCGAGCCAGCAACAACTGCAAAACTCGTTGCAGTACGATAGCCACCTGCGCCGCCCCCACCGCCAAGATAAGTGTAGTCAGGGCTTTCGTAATACCCCGACGCGCCACCTGCGCCGCCAGCGACGACGAGATATTCAACATCCGGCGTCACACCCGGCGCACCCTTAGCAGCCAGCAGTATTTGCTGAATACCAGACATATCAGGTCACGTTCCCCGAGATCACGCAGACCGTGCCGCTAATAAACAGAATCGTCGCCACGCCTCGTGTCGCCAGCGTCACGCTCGACTTGTCCGTATCCGTTCCCGCGATGTACGCAGTCGTGATCGTGCAGGTAATCGTGATGTTGCCCGAGGTGTTGTTGAACACAGAGACGATATCGCCAGCAGCGAATGTCGCGTCAGGGATCGTCACCGAACCGCCGGAGCCGACATGGATGTAGGTGCCGACATCGGTCGTCGCCAGCGAGTACGAGCCCGTCTTGGCCGCGCCTGATTGCGGTACAGCGCGAATGTTGCCCTTGTCGTCAGTCAAAACTCCGCTGTTCGCAACGCGGAACTTCTCGACGCTGTTGACGCGAAACACAATCGCAGAGGGCATCGAGCCGGAGCCCGGTGTGCCGTCCACCTCGCCGAATATCTCAGCGCCAGCAACAAAGGTCGTTCCGTCGCTGCCGAACATCGCGATGCCACCGAGGCCGTCGTTGTCTTGCAGGACTGTGTGCGATCCAATCGTCGCGTTGCGCGACTTAGCCGTGTAGTACCAAGTCTGACTGGCATCAGCAGAGTATCGACCGACCATGTACGCCGACGCGCCAACATTGGCACCGAGCGACTGCACCTGCGGAGTGATCGTACCGGTCAGAGCAACAGGGGTCGCGTTGCCGATCGATACCTTGTTGGCATCGCTGACATAGACGCCGCTGTTTTGCAGAAGCTTGCCAGTCGTGCCGTCGTATCGCGCAATCGCGTTGTCGGCAGAGGAGGCAGGGCCGGCTACGTCGCCAGAACTAGACGAGGCAATCGTGACTGCGCTCGAACTCTTGGTGACCGTGATGCCAGATCCCGCGGTAATCGGCGCACCGACGATAGCAGCGACTGTCGCCTTCTTAGTCGTCGGCCCCGTTGCATCGACGATAGGCAGGACATCGTTTGCGGAATCGATGTCGCTGGATGCCAGCGTCGTGAACTGCGTAATCTTTTTGTCAGCCATGATCAGCCCTCAGTAGGCGGTTTTGGCGCTTCTGGCGCAACAAATTCATCCTTGTCAGGATCGTATGTATAACCAATGCCAGCGTATACGCCGCGAATATTGCCGTTGTAGCTTGTCTGCACCCAGCGCGTATCTGCGCCGAACAGAGACTTGCAAAACGCGACACCGAGTTCCTCGCGCTCCACGCCGTTATCGAGCAGTTCGTTGTTGTGAACCACGATCACCTGAGTGACGACGTTGTTCTCATCGAGTTGTGCAAAGTGCGCCATTACGCCCAACCCCTTACCGGATTGCTTGGCGTTTCAAGTAAGATTTTTGCGATTTTATTAACATCAAAATCGCTCATGTTAATGACACGCACATTAGCGTGGAAACCGTCAAGCGGTTTCATCTCCGGCACTTCGCCGTCGTCGGTTTGCAATACCTTGCCGGTCGGCTTGTAGATCGCGCCGATCACATCCAGAGCGTACTTATGGGCGTCGGTAACGTGCCAGCCTTGGTCGCCCTCGGTCACGATTCCCGCCGCCTCTAATACGTCGTACAGGGCTGTGGCGTCGGCTGCTTTGAGGTAATAGTCGTTCATGCCGTTAAACCCTGCAAAGTAGCGTTAGGTAAGCGCGTGGGGTAGTAGGCGATGCGACGGATGTAACCGTTTACATACAGCGTGTCGTTTGACCTAGCGCCAATCCGCAGACTTGTTGCAGTTGGCGGTGTGCCGCTTGTATCTGGCGTTCCAAGTGTCCCGTTGACCGCAGAACTGAAACTATCCGTTGCGTAAGCAGACGCCGCCTTAAACGCCGTTCCAGCGGCTAGAGTGACTGCAATAGATGCTTGCGATGACGAGGTATTTGTTACAACAAAGGTCGGGTTGGAACCAGAAGACGCTGACGCTAATCTGATTTCGTTTGTTGTGCCGTTGTTCAGCGAATAGTAAAAATACGTTCCGGCAACACTTGGCGACTGCGCTTCAACGTAAGTTGTCCCCTCACTCGCGTTGTACCACGACGAGAAATTTGTCCCCGTCATGCTGGCCACATCTGCGCTGCGGGTGAGGGCGGTGGTGGTGGTCGGGATGTAGGAAGTCGCAAAGGCACCGGCTTCTAGTTGGGCGCCCCAGATAAAGATGCCGTTGACATCATTTCCTGTAAACGATTCGGCCCGAACGTCTGTGTTGGTGACAAAAAAACTAATTCCTGACGACCCTGCTCCAGTTATTGTGTAGGTAATTGAGCATCTGTACCAGCCATTCCCAACTGACGTAATTGTTCTAGTCACGCCAGCGTCTTGGACTACCCCTAATGTTCCTGTGGACAAATTAAAAGAGCCAACTTTTCCCGCTCCGCCAGCACCGGGATCAGGGATATTTAATTGAATAAAGTTATATTCGCCAGCCTTTGCAAAACAAGTTAGCGTATATGCTTGCGCTGTAACCGATATTGTTTGAGAAATTAAATGGCTTCCAGAAACTGATGTGGCAATAAGTTTATCGCCCGTTAGCGTTCCATTAGGCGCGACAGTTGTATTGGTCGTCACGCTTGCTCTAGCCGCAACCCAAGTCGTGCTGAAGTCCTCTGACTGCAACAACAGATTCGTCCTCGCTTCCCAAATAAGCAAGCCCTGCGGCTGCAGCGTAGCCGGGTCGTAGGTGAAGCAAGGTGCGTAGTAGGCCGCAGTCGTCGTCGGGTAATACGTCGTCAGCGACGAGGTGACGCCGCCTTCCATGTTGGCGAGGTTGAGTTGGGCGCCCCAAGCGTAATACGACCCTAATAATTCATTTACAGAATTATTGGCATCTGCACCAATTATAAAAAACGTCGTTGCGCCGCTCAAATTACTAGCATTAACAATTAGACGATAAAAACCGTTAGCAGATACCTCAATACTGCCAACTCGATCAGGATCAGCCGTTCCAACAAGACCGTTTTGAACATCAAACCAAACAGAATTACTTCCAATTAAAATTCTAATCCATTGAATATCAATGTACTTAATAAATACAGAAAATTGATATTGGCCTAAAACCGTGACTTGTTGCGTAACTCTTGGATTTGATGTGCTGGTTTGCGTTGCTTTGTCGGCGGTAACAGTTCCATCTGGCGCAGTCGTATCATTTACAACAATTGTTGTATTTGTTGCTGACCAAGTCGTTGCAAAATCCTGCGACTGCAACAGCAAATTATGCTTCGCGTACTTCAGCGTACCCGTGGAGTCAAACAGCGTCGCCTGACTGCCGCGAGAGAAGGTGATGCGCGGGTCGAGCGCCGTTGCCGACTGAAAGTCTAGGAACAGCGTCGGATCTGCGATCGTCCGGTCTGCGGTACGCGCATAAGTGCGGGGGTTAGTCCGCAGCAGATCGAGCCCTGCCGTGCTCATCAGAACGACGGCGACGGGATGCGCAGAGCTACCGCATAGACAGCAGTCGCTGTCGCGATGTTGGCTCGGATCTCACAAGCGCCAAGCTCGAAGATGCCGCCGCCAGCACTCGTCAAAGTCGTGAATGACCCAACGTCCTGCGCTGTGCCGTTCGGGCCTTTCGTCTCCAGCTTGACCGTGCCGGGGAATGAGCCTTCCACGCGGAACTCACCGCGGCCACCCGGCCATGCGTACCACGCGCCAGTTGCGCTTGCGTTGGATGCGAGAACAATGCCTGTTGCCATTTCAGTCTCCAGTTACGCGATGCGATGCGCGTAGAACAAAACAGAGGGGATCGCCGGGACAGCCGGAGGGCCAGCAGCCGCAGCCGTGTGATCAGCCGTGACAGCGACGTTAGATGGCAGCCACATCACTTGGATGTACTGGCTCGCAGTCACTTGCTCAAGGAACGTCAACTCGAAAACGGTGTTGCCACCGTCAGCTATCTTCGGAACCGTTACCACGCTTGCACTTGCCGTGACGTCAGATCCGTTGATGCGATACCAAACTTTCGCTGTATGGTTGCTGCTGTCCGAATTCTGAAACTGAATGCTCACGCTGCACAGATAGATACCGGCATTGGCGAACGTGATCTGACTGCTGGACGCAATCGAGATGCCGGTCGCGAAGCTTGCCGTGTTGCTGAGCGTGAATGCGGTAGGCGTCGAGACGTTGCCGGTTTGGTCAGCGGTTGAGTAGAACGCGCCGAGGCTGTTGTTCTTGAGCCGATCGTGCGGGACGACACCCACCGTGAGCTCGCCATCCTTACGCACCGACCACTTGCTCACACCGCCAACTTGCAGATCATCGAGCAGCGAGGCAGCAGCCGAGGCCGTGTCTGTGACGTTGAACGATCGCGCCTTGAAGGTCGTCAAGACGTTGTTCCACGTTGCCGCCAGCGCACCGATCGACTTGCCAACGATCGCAGCCGCGGTCGCCTTCTTCGTCTCGGTCGAGCCGGTATCGACGATCGGCAGTACGTCAGCAGCAGGATCAATCGAATCCTGCGCCAGCGACGTTAGCGCCGATATCTTCTTGGTAGCCATTAGCCGCCGCCAAGCAGTCTAGAGACCGCCACCGAGCCGGTCTGCTGACTGGCCGGAGTGGACATAATCGTAGACGCGCGGCCACGGCGACGAGCCATGCGGCGCTGCTCAATACGGGACTGCTGCGCCTCATCCACCGTCGGAGGCGGGGGCGTCGGCTCGATCTTCGGCATCTTCGGTTTAAAAAGACTTGACATCTCGCGCTCCTTTCGGGTTGCGCAGGTAGTCTACCCCAGCACCCTGTAGTCTGCTACTGCCACTTGATGGCTCGGACGACGGGCCTGTTCCGTACCGCGGAACGGCTTTCTGCCCTTCGCGAGATAGCGGAATGCGTCGGCATAGTGCGACGTCCAATCGTGCAAAGGCTTGTCCTTGAACCGTTGGAGCTTGTCGTCGTACTCGCGCCTGTACTGCCGCAGGGCGTCGATCGCTCGAGTCATCCTCGCCTTCGCCTCATCGCGGCTCTCGCCCGGGAAAGGCTCTGGTGCGGTATTAAACTCGGTCGCAGGCAGCATCATTCGCGCAGCCTGTATCCCGTCATCCACCGAGTCGCGCTCGAGGATGCGGGGCTTGAACCCGTAGCCAGCAGCCACCTGCACTCGAGACTGACCGCTGCCCCACTCCTGCACAGCACCGTCATGCGGCCAGATGTGATCGCCGTAGACGTAATCTATCGCCAGCAGCTTCTTGACGTACCACTCGAGCCCAACGCCGGAGCCTTCGAGCACGTTGATGATGCGCACCTTGTGACCGATCAGTTGATAGAACCAGATGATCGTGGAGTCGCCGACACCGATATCCCATGCGGTTCCGACCGGCTGGCCGACGATGTGCGGGAACTCACCGATCCTGCCGTTGAGCTCTGCGCTGCGGATCGCCTCACCGAAGTACGCGCCCGGAATGTCTGCGTCAAAGTCGCAGTAATACTCCTGCCGGATGATCGCCTCGGCTTCCTTGTCGCCGCGCTCCATGCGTAGCTCTTTGCGCTCACGCTGGATGGTCGCCATCGGGATCGCCTTCGTATCCTCGACGGTAAGCACCTGCCCGAACCAGCCGGAGTCCTGCCTTGCGTATTCGACCAGCCGAGCGAAGTGGTTCCTGCCGCGGGGCGTCGAGATGAAGATCGCCCAGCCGCCGTTCTCAGCAAGGATCGGTCGCAGGAATGCCCATGCGTTGGGATCTGCCATCGCGTACTCAGAGAACACGACGCCGACCGGAGGCGAGCCCACGAGGCTGTTGTAGTTGTCGGAACCTACGACCTGCCATGTGCTGCCATTCTTGAACCGGATGAACATATCCTGCTCACGAGTGCTCTCGCGCAGTTCTGGCGGGAATGCGTCGTCGATGCGACGCCTGCCGGTGTGCGGGTTTACCGCGTCCCAGATCGCCTTACGGGACTGATTGGCCTGCGGGAGCATATGCCAGACCGAACCGACCCGGCGCATCATGGACACCGCAGCCCAATGCAGGCTGATGTCGTCCTTTCCTGAGCGTCGATGCCATGCCAGAGCGAGGCGCTTGGTGCCTCTCTCGAGCGCACCCCATGCCGGGATCTGGTACTCGCGGGGTGACCAGTTATTCGCCGGCAGTATTATTTTCGACATCGGTGAACTGTTTGACGACGACAGTCATGCCGACTTCGCCCTTGTGCTCGAGGTCGATCTTGTCGCCGTAGCGTTTGGGATGCAGCACTCGAGCTCGCCAGCGCATGGACGAGAGCACCACGTTGGCAGCCTGCGGATTGAGGTTCTCGTAGAGCACCTTGCTCTCGATCTCGGAGATCTTGTCCTCGATCGTCTCTGCGTTGGCCTCACGTGCGCGCGCGAGAGCGGATGCAAATTCTGGCTTCTCGTTGCGCCATCGCCACAAGGTCACTCTATCAGGCATATCCGCTTCTTCGCAGATTTCGCGAATACTGCGCCCCTTGCTGTACTCCGTCAGGATGCGATCAGCAAGCTCTTGCGAGTAGATGGACGGGCGTCCTGCTGGCATTACTTTTCCGTCAGCTTACGAACCGCTGCGCTCTTGCCTGCTGCCTTGGCGCTCTTTCGTGCCGAGGATAGGGCGATCGCGACGGCCTGCTTCTGCGGATAGCCGCGCTTCATCTCTTTGCTGATGTTCGCCGAGATAGTGCTCTGGCTATATCCTTTCTTTAGCGGCATGGTTATTTAACCTTTTGCTCGTTTCGTTTACTAATCGCCCGGGCTTTCGCTCGAGCATCTTCCTTGCTGCTGGCACCCCATGCGCGCAGGGCGAGTGCTAATCGTGTCGGCTGTCCCTTCTCGTCCTTCATTGGGCCGGGAGCGTTACCCATTCTCGCGAGGAAACTAGCGCGCCGCGGGTTGTCGCCAGACTTGACCGGAGCCTTGAGGTTCATGCCCTCGGCCTTAGCCGATCGGCGTCCAGCCTCGTTGAGACCGCCCTTCGGATTCTGTCCAGCCTTGCGCTGCCATGCCGGGGTTTTCACGGGATCAGTCTCGTGTCTTGCGACGGCGTGTCTTTGTCTTGGTAGAACGGGATTCGGCCTTCGGTTCTGCCGCCGAGGCGGGTGGGTGCAACGGCTTGCGCGCCTGCGAGACGAGTTGCTCGAGCCGCAATAGGACGGAAAGCAGCCGCTCCCAGACGGATGTCGCCAGCGATACCACGCCTAACCGGAGGAGCTTCATCATTCCCATTGTCTCCAAGTCTGGCGACCTTCATTTCTTCAGCGCGGTTTTCGCAGATTCGCGAAACGCCTTCGCTGTCGGAGCGCCCTTGCTGCCGGGCTTACGCATCTTCTCGCCGCTTCCGGCCTTGATGCGCTCGCGCTTGGCATGGATGTTTGCGTAGAGTCCTTGTTTCATATCAGGATTCTATGCCGCGGGAGGCAGGTCGTCTACCGGGTCTTTCGGCTTTCGTACTCGAGCGCCCCTCACGAACTGAAGCACTTCTGCCGATTGTTTCGGTGCCTCTGGATTGCAGTCGCAGCACCTGATCCAGTCTCCCATCCCGTCAGCGATCCAGCCCGATGCGTTACAGTTCGGGCAAGGAGCCAATCTGATTCCGTCTTTCACGAATCCAATCTCCGTTCGTACTCTTTTAACACCCGGCGCGCCCAGATCGAGGGGCCATCGTCCTGCCATCTTGATATCCGTTTCAGCACTCGCTCGTATTCACGCATGGTATGCCAAGCGATTGCGAGCGTCACGATGGTATCTACGTTGTTCAATTCTTCGTCGGTAACATCGTCGTCCGTAACGGTATACATGACCCTTCCCTCAGATAAGGCGGTATCCAATCTTTATCGAAGTCTAAGGGTTCTTGCAAACCTAACTCGGTACGCGATATTTCGCGATAGATTGCGGCTAGCTCTTGATTTAATTTGCGAATTTGGGATGAGAGTTCTCGCAGTTTTTCTTCCTTCATCGACACCTTCTCCTAGTATCTTGATCAGCCTCTTGGCTGTTTTTTGGTTTCTCTCGCCCACGATGACCTCGTGGTATCTCTCTTGCCTGCATCGATGGACATACTCGATTCCGCAGACATCACACATCTTTGGCATAAGGCTTGATTCTCACAATCACTTTGCCATCCTCACAGGCGTCATGCCGGGTGATGGATAGCGCGTCAATCAAGCTGTCGTCTTCAATGACATCAGCGGCTACGATCGCATCGAGCAGCGCCTTCTGGATGTTGTCCAGATCGCGCCGTCTCTTGTCTGGTGGGTACGCATCGATCGTCACTTGCAACCGGCAGTTAAGATTGTCCCGCGGGATTCCCTGCTCGAGTATCCGATAGGATACATCTAGCCTGTACTGCCGACCGTCACTCGAGATCACGGTGCGGCCACGATAGTTGCGCCAGTAATGGTTAATCGAAGGCGGCCAAGGTAGGGTTAGCTCTAACACGACCCCTCCTCAAGATTTCTGATCGACCCGCTCGAGTCATACATAGGCGTTGAACCTCGTTGTAGTTGTAATCGAGCATATCGCAGATCCAGCGCAGGCTTCCGGCTTCATCGTGCGGCGAATAGATCCAATGCAGGGCTGCTCGAGCGATGCCTTTACGATTCGCATCAGCGATCGCCTGATACAGCACCGAGGCCCAGAGCCTGCGGTATGCGTCCTCATGCACGAGGGTCTCTCCCGGCTAGCAACATCGCGTACCACAGCAGTTTGGCTGCGTCCTGCTCGACGGAATCTTTCAAGCCTAGTCGCCAGTTGTATTTAGCGATCTGACCGCGAAGGTAGCCGCGCCATTCAGCAGGCGAGAGTTGAGCTTGGATCGCATCGATGCACTCGATGTCACCAGCCTTGTAGTGCAGAGGATTGATAGCGTCGTTCATGCCGATGCCCTCTCCTTCAAACGATCGACACCGCGTTGACCGAACAACTGACGAACGAGGCCGACACAATCAGGATCACCGAGAACCTTGGCAGCACCGATCTCACGGATCAGTTCACCAGCACGAGCCTTGATAGATTCGACATCGACACCGGGTCTAGCAAGCTTGGCATCGAGTAAACGTAAACGGTTTAGCGGGTTCTCAGCAACGGCTTGAGTCCAATACTCCGCGGAGTTCTTGACTGCGTAGGCGCTCCGGTCGTCGAGTTTGTCCTGCGGACTCGACTTCCCTGCGCCCGTATATACGCTCGGTGTGTACATGAATTCATCGCCCATCGATCTTCTCCTGTCCCAAAATATCCCCAATTAAACGGAGCCCCTTGCCGCGACGGTTTTGTACCGGCACGACGTTACTCTGAATCTTAGGTAATGGATCTTGGTTATTGGTTATTGGATATTGGTTATTGGATAGCATTGCGTTCGCATTGCGTTCGCTATGCGTTCGCATTGCGTTCGCATCCCATCTAGCACGAGCAGACTCTTTCGCTTTGCTCTGTTTTTCCCGCATCTTGGCGAGTTCTGCCTCGACTCTCTTGTGCATCCAGCCCTGCTCGATGTCCCATTGGAAGAACGCGCGCAGGACGCGATCGGCAGCATTCTTTTCCTGCCGAGAGGAAGCCTTGCAGATGGAATAGATCAGTTCTTTCGGGATCGCCTTCTCGTTGGCGTAGTACCAATCGAGCAGCAGGGTATACGCGCCGTGCTCTGTCATCGACAGATAGCCGGCATCCCGGGCGTAGTCACCCAGATGACGCGGATAGAAGTTCATTGTATTCGTCTCGCATGATTAAGTTAAACCATGCGTGATGCTTGACGGTCAACGCAACCCCCGTTAACCTTCGCATCACGCAAACTCGCATGGTTGAGCGTAATGCCATCCCCCGGCAGCGTCAAGCCCCCGAAAGGGGGTTTGTCGTTTCTAGCCTCTGTGACGGCCTCACAAACGATCTTGATGATCGCAGCCCTTTCCCTAGCCTTACGTCGAGATGCCCTAGCAGACGCTCTCCGTTCGCTTAAACGACGCCAGTAATAGGCTCGGTGGTATTCGGTGCGCTTCACTTGGCGTCTACCTTTGCAATCCTCTTTCCGATCCAGCGCATGACCGGCACCGCCATTGAGTTACCGAGGGCTTTGTACCGCGGCCCATCCGGCGACTCTGCGCTCTTGCGCCAAGGGATGTTGGTGTAGTTGTCGGGGAAACCTTGCAGACGTTCGCACTCAACCGGCGTGAGGCGGCGCACTTGCATAGAGGAATGCGCAACCCCAACAAGGTGCGCATCTTCATTGGTTGGCGCCCATCCCGAAGAGCCTTGCATCTTTGCGGTTAAGGTTGGGCATGGATCGCGGAATGGGACGGGCTGCGCTACCCCATGCCGATCCGTTTTGGTCAAGCACGGCGACACATTGTGCATCGGCTCAACTGCATTGCCGCCATTCTCTGGCTGCCTGCCGATCCAATTACCGGGGATGCCGTAGGTTGGCTGCGCTACTACATCCGTCGAGCGAACATCGCCAACGTCAAAACAGTTGAGCGTATTGCTGACTGCATCCTCAACCCATGTCTCATGGTCGCTGACGGACTGTGCGCGGCGGCTTTTGCGATAATGGATCGGCTGCGCCACCGCCATGCCGTTATCGTTCGCGCCGAGTGGGTGCGTGATGTCGCCGCTTACGTCTGGGTCTTGGCGGTTGTGGAAGGCTACGGGCAAGGTTTCGGTTTCAAAGTCGTAACGTTTTCCAACGCCTGCTGTAAGGCATTTGGCAGCGTCTTGCCCCTTTTCTCTGCTCGGCGCAGGATTCCGGCACACGCTTTCGGACTCAAAAAGAACCTCTGCGGCACGTTGCCAGTCTCCAAGGTATCCGACAACGAACACACGACGGCGTCGCTGGGCCACTCCGAACCATTGAGCGTCCAGCACTCGGTATGCGAACCCATACCCCAACTCCCCCAGCGCCCCGAGGAAGGTTCCAAAATCCCGTCCACCGTTCGATGACAAGACACCGGGGACGTTTTCCCAGACAAGCCATCGAGGCCGGTAACGTTGAGCGATCGCAAGGTAGGTAAGCATGAGATTGCCTCGGGGATCGGCCAGTCCTCGGCGTAATCCTGCGACGCTGAATGACTGGCAGGGAGTTCCTCCGACCAGAAGGTCAATTGGTTCATCAGGCCATTCCTCAAATTTGGTCATGTCCCCAAGGTTGGGAACGGTGGGATAGTGGTGTTTCAAGACAGCAGACGGGAAAGGCTCTATCTCGCTGAACCATGCCGGCTGCCAGCCGAGCGAGTGCCATGCCGCGGTCGCCGCCTCAATGCCGGAGCAGACGCTGCCGTATCGCATCGTCAGCCCTTTTCAGCCCATCGACGGGCAGCCTCGACTTGGAGGCGCTTGCGCTCCTGCCGACGCTCCTGCGGGTTCTGGTTGCGCTCAAACTGCAATACGCGCAACTCTGGCACTACGCCTGTCTTTGCCCATCGATTGACCGAGGCACGGCTGACGCCATACGCCCGAGCGATCTCTGCTTGCGTCCCATAGTGGGACAGTAGTTCCGTGAATGTCATAGATCCTCCTGCCGCGCATGATGCCCAGAAAATAATTTGTTAGCAAGTGTTGACAGAGAGATAGCAGCCTGTGCTAACATTCTTCCGTCGAGCAAAACAACACAGGAGACGGACATGAATAACGCTTGGTGCTTTGAATGCCGAATCGTAGAAGCGGTCTGCGACGACTATTGCGTCGGCTGCGAGATCAAGTTCTTCCGCGCTAATCCCGATGAGCAGCCGGACTTGTTCGAGCAAGTCGAGCGCGACCCGGTGCGCTTTGCCGAATGGATTCCCGTAGTCAAGGCTTTGCAGGAGGCTGCATGAACGATCAAGCCTATCGCGCCGAACTCGAGCGCGTCATCCAAGATCTGATCCGTCTTGTAGACAACAAGTCGCTCGACCCGATCATCGAGCAGTCGCTCAAGTACGCCTACACAATGGGCAAGACCGATGGCCTCGTTGCCGGCGTACACAGCGTCACGGGAGATGTACGATGAAGTCTCCGTGGCCGCAGTTCATCGGGCTCATCGTCCTATTCCTACTGGCTGCCGCACTCGACCCGTGCGGAGACCGCGGTTGCTCACGACAGGAGACTATCAATGCACATCGATAACGCCCCTTGGGGTAACGACGATCAGAGCTGGTGGCACCAGCAGGAGATCGAGGCGCAGGAACGCGACGAGCAGGAGCGCATCGTTGCCTGCGACAGAGCCCTCGCCGAGTTAAACGCAATAATCGAAACCGAACTAGACAAGATCTACAGGAGCCTGCCGTGAGCGAATTACTCAAGATCAACGTCAATGACCACATCGAGAAGAAGGTCGGCCTCTCGTATCTGTCGTGGGCTTGGGCTTGGGCAGAGGTGCTCAAGATCGACCCGACCGCTCGATACACCGTCCACGAGTACGACGGCCTGCCGTTGATGTATCTCAAGGATGGAACCGGGATGGTCAAGGTCTCGGTCGAAATCAAGGGCGACATCAAGACTTGCCTGCTGCCGGTGCTCGACGCTAAGAACAAGGCGATCGAGAATCCGAACAGCTTCTCGGTCAACACCGCCATCATGCGCTGCCTTGCCAAGTGCATCGCGATCCACGGCCTCGGCCTCTACATCTATGCCGGCGAGGATCTGCCGGAAGCAGAGCGCGAGGAGATGGATGCCGAGATCGATGCCAAGCTCGCCGTGGCTACCAGCGTCGATGCGCTAACCATCCTGTTCAAGTCGTTGCCAGAATCGACCCGGCAGAACTACATCGACAAGTTTGCTGCTCGCAAGAAGGAACTTGCCTGATGCTCTACACCCACGCAGGGGCGCTGCCAGCGCATCAGTACGTTTGGGTGGAGCCCAACGCCCTC